ATGAATCGTTATAAAGCGCAAGTAGCTGAAGATACAGTTGAAATGACTGAGTTGTGGGTGTGGAATGATGACACTGAGGACTATCAAGTAGTCACAATGGCTGCTCCTGACATCATTGTTTATGACAGACCTGGTTCAAGCCTGTTCCTAAAAGGCGAGTGTCCTTTTGTACAGATCACCCCTAACCCATTGCCTGATTACTACTGGGGTGCTTCAGAAGCGCAGCAGTTGATTTTGTTACAAGAGTTACGCAATACTCGCATGGTAGAAATATTGGACTTGTTATCTAAACAAGTAGCACCACCAACAGCGTTTAGTGGCTTTAGCGGTATTACGGATGAAAAATACTTTGCTATGCAACGTGCTGGATCGTTGATTGCTTCAGATATGCCTGGCGGTAAAGTAGATCGTCTTGCACCTGAAATGCCACCTGATCTATTTGAAGTAATCCATGAAATTGACAATATGTTTGCTGAAGTATCAGGTATTAGCAACGTATTAAGTGGTAAAGGTGAATCAGGCGTAAGAAGCCAAGGTCATGCCAGCCAATTAGCTCGTCTTGGTAGTTCAAGAGCAAAAAAACGGGCTTTGATTGTGGAAGATAGTTTGGAAAAGGTAGCAACCTTATATCTCAAACTATTGCAAGCATATGATGACACTCACTTTAAAGATGAAGATGGTAAAGCCTTTATTGCCGAGCAATTTACTAAAGATTACGTAGTCAAAGTAGATGCTCACTCAAATAGCCCAATATTTACAGAAGATTTAAAACAATTAGCGTTTAATCTGTTTAAAGCCAAAGCAATTGATGCTGAATCATTGCTTGACTTAACAGAACCACCAATGAAACAATTGCTTAAAGATAAACTGAAACGCAGAGAGAAAATGGAAGCATCGCAACCTAAACAACAAGCTCCTGCGCCCAAAGGCAAGAAAGAACCAGAGGTCGGATAATGGCAAGATCAAGCGTAGCACCTAAAGCGGATCAACCAAGGGTAACTACTGAATCTTTGAAAAGAGATGCGAAGCCAACAAATTTGCAGTATCGTGTACAAGGTGTAAAAAGTTTTGATAGATCATCTAAAACTAGGGATCTAGGTCGTTCAGTTAGGGGATAGCTTAATTGGAGATTAAAATGCGTAAGAGCCATAAAAAATCACGTAAATCACGCCGTTAATAGTTTTCCTTCACGGGAGAAAAGGGTGTGGCTGCCTTCCCTTTGAAATAGGTGACCGCTCTAAGAGGAGTCATTAACATGGCACGTTCTAAGCGTAAAGGTCGTAAAGGTCGTAAGTAATCCCTAACAGGATTATTTCGGACTTGACCGAATAAACCTCCCTTGGGGGGAGGGAATCAAAAATAATACCCCCCACTTGACTTTTAATAGTTTAAGATTACAGTAAGCGTAAATTCATAGGAAAATGTATGGGCGTACCGTCAGACCAACTAATGCAAATGATTAAGTCCCAAAAAGATGGGGCTACACCTGCTGGTATTCCGCCAGCTCCAGAAGGCGCTGGTAATATTTCCGATACTTCTGCTCCCCCAATGGGATCACCAATGTCCACCCCTGAACCTAAGATGGGTAATCGGGAAGCCTCAATGATTAACATTTCGATGGCAATGGACTTACTTGAACAAGCACTTCCTGCTTTGGGAAGCGAATCTCCTGAAGGACAAAAGCTCCTAGCAGCCATTCGCACTATGACAGGAATAATCGGTCCTAAAAAGTCTAAAGTTAATGAACTTCAGCCTACCGAAATTATGCAAATGCTTCAAACATTACCTCAAGCTGGTGGCGCAACGGCTGAAGGCAAAGCAATGCAACAAGCGCCACAAATCCCAGGTATGTCACCTGGCGGTATGCCTCCTCCAATGCCTCCTGGCGGTGGTGGCGGTATGCCTCCTCCTCCTGGTGGTATGCCAGGTGGTATGCCTTCCGCAACTCCACAATAAGGAATTATCATGGAACTCTTTAAACCACGTGGCTCTGCATTACCTCGCAGACCTACTGATAACAACCAAAAAAATGGTCAAGTTATTAACACACCTCGTTTCTCACAGTTTGGTGGCTTAACTTCTGCTTCTAAAGCAGGTTTTAAGAACATGATGACTATGAGCCATCCTGGTGACACTAAAAAAGTTATCTAAAGAAAAAGGGGATAAATTATGTCTTTAGAAGATCTTTCATTAGAACAACGTGATGAACTGGCATTGTTAGCCAAGCAATTGTCTGACAATCCAAACACACGTAAAGAATTTTTACGTATGACCAAAAAGGTTCGCCCTGAGCTTTCAGTGCCAGAACTCGACATTGAGGAATACACTAACTCTAAAGTTAATGATGCCGAACAAAGAGTAATGGCTTTAGAATCTAAGTTACGTGAGCGTGATGCAGTTGAAGAACTAAACAAGCGCAGAGCAAAATTAGGTCGTAGCGAAGAAGAAATTGCTGAAATCGAAAAAGTAATGCTTGAACAAGGCGTTACTAATCACGAAACAGCAGCTCAATATTTTGATTGGATGAAGCAAGCAGCAACGCCAACTCCAATGGGATACAGCTCTAGCCCAATGAATAAGTTTAACCTTGAAAAGTATTGGAAGAACCCAGTAATGGGCGCTAGAGATGAAGCACAAAAAGCGCTGATGGAAATGAGCAAACAAAACTCAAGACCTATCGGTTTTAAATAAGTAGTAAATAGGGGATATTTACTTTAGGAGTTTATTATGCCAATAGGCGGAGGAATTGTTCCAGCCTCGGGTTCATCGCAGTATAATGAGTTAACTTACGTAACTCGTAGAGCGTTTATCCCTAAGCTGGTCGTACAGCTTTACAACAGCACACCTTTGATGGCTGCTTTGATTGCAAATAGTCAACAGGCTTCAGGCGGTGTGTCCCAAGTTACCGTGCCAGTTCAAGGCGCTCAGTTTGTTAACGCACAATGGTCTGACTACTCTGGTTCTTTTAACCAGCCAGCAGTTCAGCAAGGTGCATTTAACGCTGAATTTAATTTAAAGTTAATGATTGCCCCAGTACCTTTCTTAGGTATGGAAGGTGCAGTTCAGCAAGATTACGCCATTATTCCATTGATCGAAGCTCGTATGAACGATGCGACCAACGTAATGATGGATGCAATGGCTACTGCGCTTTACACTAACTACACCAACACACAACAGTTCATTGGCTTGCCAGGCGCTATTGATGATGGTACAAACTTAGCTACTTACGGTAACATTAACCGCTCTACATACGCTTGGTGGAAATCCACTCGTTATGCAGCAGGTTCTGTAAACCCAACACGTCAAAACGTATTGCAGTACATTTCTGGTACTGTGAAAAAAGGTGCTGAAGTTCCTACCTTTGCCGTTTGCGGTTTTGGTACATGGACTTTGTTAGCACAAGACTACGTAGGTCAAGAGCAATACGTTATTACCCCAGGAAACGCTTTTGATGGCGATTCTAACGGTCCTCAAGCAGCTTTCCGTGCTTTGATGGTCGCTGGTGTTCCTGTTTATCCAGATCCATACTGTCCTGAAGGTATCATGTACTTCATCAACAGTAACTACTTAAACCTTTATATCCACGATCAAGGTTCTTTTGTATTTACTGGTTTTGAATCTACATTACCAAACTGGCAAATCGGTTATGTTGGCGCTGTCTTGATGATTGCCGAATTGGTAAGCACCAAGCCTAAGTCAATGACTGTGGTGTCTGGTTATAACTCTATTTCACTATAAGGAGCTGATAACATGGCACTCGGTTTAAATAAAATCCTCATTGCTGGTACTTACGAAAATACGCCTGGTGCGTATTGGCAAGCTGCCACAAACATTTCCGTTACTACTGCGGGTAATGTAATTCCTGCTGGTACTTACCTTGCTTTTGCTACTTCAAACGTAGTAATTCAAGCCGTTTCAAACTACAACACTTCAACTAACGTAGCTACATATTCAAACGTATATGTTGCTAACTCTGGTGGCGTTGTTATTTCTGACGGTGTAAACGTACAGGCTAACGTGATTGTTGGCGGTTCTAATACAACTTTGCAGCTAATTACTGTAAACGGTGGTATTCCTGTAACTGGCACATTTAACAGTTAAGGGGTAATAAATGTCTAATGCAAATAGAGTAGCATCGTTATTGCAAGACAGTTTTGGATATACTCGACTAGCAATTGTCAAATCTACCGCTTTAAACACAACAACAAGTAATGCAGCAACAACCATTATTATTCCGTTGTTAAGCGGTGGTTTGACAAACGCAAACGCAACCGTTGGATCTGGCGCTATAATTCTTCGCAGAGTTACAGTAAGCGGATCTAGCGGTAACGTGGCTCTTGCAAATATTTCCATTACTACTAGCAGCGACCAAAACATTTCTAATGCCGTTGTAGCAAACGTAGTGTTGACAAATATTACTGCTGGTAATACTTATCAAGACCTCAACATTGCTGCTCCTTATAACGCCAATACAACTGTTACTGGTTTTCAAACCCAAGCTCTATACATTAACGTAGTTACAGCATCAGGTAATGCTAATACTGTAAACTTTTCTGTATATGGCGATGTAGTGAATTTTTAATGTCCAATATATTTGTAACCAACCACACTGACAAAACCCATAAAGATGGATATGGAGGTGTGTTTTATGTGTTTGAACCCAACAAAACGGTAGAAATACCTGTTGAAGTTGCTCGTCATATATTTGGTTACGGAGAGGACAACAAAGAGCCTTACTTGGCTAGGCTAGGATGGATAGTAACCTCTAATGATTTAGATAAGGGTTTAGAAATTCTTACTAAATGGGATATATCTACCGAACCACCAAAAAAGAACCAATCGTTATCCCCGTTGGTGGAAAGAGTACCCTTGCCCGTTAAAAAGGCAGGGGGAAAAGTCCTTCAAGCGGTAGCATGAACTATGGCAAATAAATGGCAACCCTTTCAAGCTATATCACGGATGTACGCAGATTGTTGCATGATGCTAACGCTAACTTTTATACCGACACACAGTTAACTGATTACATCAACTCTGCAAGAGAAAGAACAGTAAGAGATACTGGGTGCTTACGCACAATTCAGGTAGCTCAAGCACCTTATCAAGTACCATCGTCAGCAACAGCTAACGGTGCTACGCCAGCAAACCCAACGCAATGGGTGGCAAACACAACAGTTTCTTTAAACACTTTTGTGTTTAGCAATATTTATATTTATCAATACACTCAGGCTGGAGTTTCAGGATCTTCTGCTCCTCCATACCCTAACGCAACAACCTCTAACGCCAGCAACTATCCGCCAAGCACACCGTTCTCTGACGGAACAGCCACATTGCAATACGTTGGTAATTGCGAAAATATTTATTACGCAGCGTTGCCTCAAGGATCAAATACTTTAGATATTCTTAATATCAACCTTTACTGGGGGAACACCCGTGTACCGCTTGATTATTTGTCTTGGTCTGACTTTAATGCTCGTTTGCGTTTTTGGCAAAATTACATTGGCAGACCTTTGGCTTTCACCATATATGGGCAAAGCCAGATATATCTCGGACCAGTACCAGATCAAGTCTATCAACTAGAAATTGATACCGTCATATTGCCAACCGCATTGAGTTTAAATACCTCAACAGCAACAGACCCTATCAACGATCCTTATACAGTTTGCGTAAAATTTTATGCTGCTTATCTTGCTAAGTTTTACGAGCAAAGTTTTGGCGAATCTGAGATATACAAGCAACAATACGATAAACAAATCGCTTCTGTTCTCAATACCGTTTACACCAGGAGAATACCAAGCGCTTACAGTAGTCCTAATTAACGATGGCTGCTGCCGAACAGA